CTTGCGGCCCTGAAGCCAATCGAGCTGTCCCGGCTCGGCCAGGAGCTGCGGGCGCAGGTGTCGCGCGTCGGCGAGCTGGTGCGGTCGCAGCGCCCGGCGGCGCTCTGCCCGTGGTGCAAGGGGCTGCCGAAGGCGACGGTCGGCCTGTGCGGCGGCTGCCGCGGCGAGATGTGGGTGTCCGCCGAGGTGGCCGGGCGCGCGCCGCGCGAGCTACGGGACGAGACGGCGCCGGTGGTCGCCTACAACGGGAAGTTCATCCCGTACGCCGCCGCGCGCGCGGGGAAGCTGCCGCGCAACGGGACGGCGCCGGGCAAGACGATCTCGGTCGTTGACGAAGCGGGCGCCAATCTGCTTGGGGAGGCGATGGCGGCCGAGGAGCGAGAGCTGGCGGTCGAGTACGACGAAGAAGAACAGCCGTGACCACGGCGTTTAAGCTGACGCCGTCGACGGCGAGCAAGCGGTGCCCGAGGTGCGGAACTTTCAAGCCGCTGGCTGATTTCTACAAATCCCGTGAACGCGGCGGTGGCCGGGCCGGCTGGTGCAAGACGTGTATGGCCGGCTACCTGAACGGCGATAACGGCGGAAAGCGAAAGTACCGGCTGAAGTCCCAGTACGGGCTCACGCAGGCGCGATACAGCGAGATGGCCCTTGCGCAGGGCGGCCTATGCGCGGCGTGCGGCTCGCCCCCGACAGATCGCGACCGCGGAGCAAAACTCGTCGTCGATCATGACCATGAGACCGGCGCTGTCAGGGGGCTGCTCTGCAACCTGTGCAATCGGGCGCTGGGGCTGCTGCGCGATGACCCGCGTGTCCTCGATGGGCTGACCGCGTATCTGGCGCGGTGGAAGGAACGCACGTGACCGCGGTTCAGCGCTCGTTCTTCGATGTGCCTGGGGATGATCAGCAACCGCCGGCTAGGCGTGCTGCGGCGGACGTCCGCCAGCCGCGGCCGTACCAGGAGACGGCGATCACGCACATCCTCGGCGAGCTTGGAACGAACCGCTCGACGCTGTTCGTGTGCGCGACCGGCGCCGGGAAAACCTTCACGGCGTCGACGTACATCGCCCGGCACGAGACAGGCGGCGTGGTCTGGCTGGCCCATCGCGAGGAACTGGTCGACCAGGGCATCCGCGACCTGTCGGAAGTGGTCGGCGAGTTCGTGGCGAAGGAGAAGGCCGACGCCATCGCGCTCGGGTCGCGCCTGGTCGTCGCGTCGGTGCAGACGCTGAAGGGCGCGCGCCTCGACGACTTCCGCGCCCGCTTCCCCGCCGTGAGCCTGATCGTGGTGGACGAGGCGCACCACGCGGTGGCGCCGAGCTACCGCAAGATCCTCGACGCGTACCCGGACGCGAAGGTGCTGGGCCTGACCGCCACGCCCGACCGTACCGACGAGCGGGCCATGGGCCAGGTGTTCGATTCGGTGGCGTTCGTGTACGAGATCCAGGACGCGATCCGCGACAAGTACCTGTGCCCGATCCGGATTCAGCGGGTGCTGGTCGACGCGATCGACCTGCGCACCGTCAAGACGGTGGCTGGCGATCTGAATCAGGGCGAACTCGATGCGGTCATGTCAGCCGAGGAGGCGCTGCACGGCGTGGTGCGCCCGACGCTGGAACTGGCCGGCAACCGCCGAACGATCGTCTTCACGACGTCGGTTGAGAACGCGCACCGGATGGCGGAGATCTTCAATCGCTACCGTCCCGAGTCGGCGCGCGCCGTCGACGGCGGCACCGACTTCGCCGAGCGGCGCCGCATCCTGACCGACCACAAGGCGGGCGCGTACCAGTTCCTGTGCAACGTCGGCGTTCTTACCGAGGGGTACGACGACCCTGGAGTGTCGTGCATCGCGATGGCGCGGCCGACGAAGTCCCGATCGCTGTACGCCCAGTGCGCGGGCCGGGGGCTGCGCATCCTCCCCGGCAAGGAGGATTGCCTGCTGCTCGACTTCGTGGGCAACAGCGGCCAGCACAAGCTCGCATCGGCGCTCGACATCCTGGCCGGCAAATACGACGAGGCGACCGTTCAGCGCGCGCGGGAGATCGTCGACCGGGACGGCAGCGTGCTGGCGGAAGACGCGCTCGAGAAGGCCGCCGCCGAGCTGGAGGCCGAGCGGCAGCGTGAGGCGGCGCGACGGGCCCGCGTGCAAGGCAACGTCCGGTTCCGCACCCAGCAGATAGACCCGTTCGCGCTGCTGCACATCCGGCCGGCGAACGACGGCGGGTCGGAGCGTTTCGGCATGACGGCGACAGAGAAGCAGATCGCGTACCTGCAGAAGTGCGGCGTCGAGATCGACCAGAACATGAGCAGGCAGCGGGCGTCCCAGCTGATCGCGTCCGTGTCGAAGCGCCGCGAGCTCGGGCTGGCCACGTTCAAGCAACTGAAGACGCTGGCGAAGTACGGCGTCACGAACATCAACGTGTCGTTCGAGACGGCGAGCCGCGTGATCGACGCCATCGCGAACAACGGCTGGCGGCCGCTTCACCCCGCGACGATCGATTCGATGCTGGCGCGCGTGCCGGGGGCGGACTGATGAACCTGGTCGCCTCGATCCTCGCCGAGCGGTCGCTGCTCGACTACATGCCGGCGGACACGAAGCTGGTCGCCGCGGGCACGGACCGATGGCGCGCGCGCTGTCCGCTCACCAACGGCGATCGCCTGTCATTCGGCATCCGCCGCCACCCGCGCGGCCACTTCGTGTTCCGGTGCTTCAGCTGCGGCGAACACGGCACCGTGATCGACCTGGTGTCGAAGCTGGAGCGGATCAGCGCGCGGCAGGCGATCGTGCGGCTCGCCGCCGGCACCGAGCGCATGTCGCCCGAGGCCGAGCTGCAGCGGTCGTACGACCACTTCCGCACCGCGCAGGGGGCGTTCGTGCTGGCGTGCGACGCTCCTGGGTGCGGCGCCACGAAGGAACTGCCGGACGCGCTGGCGGCGGCGATTGCGATGGCCTCCGGGACGAACTGGGAGGTCGCGCCGGACGGTGTCGGCGCGCTGTGTCCGAGGCACGCGTGAACCGGAGGGAAGCCATGAAACCAGGGACCCCCGCAGAAGTCCCAGGAGTGGAAAGATGATTCTCATTCCACTGTCCCAGGGTCGTTGTGCACTCGTCGACGACGAGGATGCCGACCTATTGGCATGGAAATGGTACGCGCGCCCAGACCGCTCGACGTTCTACGCCTACCGCGACGTCAGTAGGCCAAGTGGCGGGAAGACGTCGCTCCGGCTTCATCGCGTCATAGCTGACCGGATGGGGATCAACGGATTGGTCGACCACAGGAACCGGTGTGGACTCGATAATCGGCGCGAGAATCTCCGGTCAGCGACGACATCGCAGAATATCTCCAATACAGGTCTCTGGAGAAGCAACCGGAGCGGCTACAAAGGGGTCAGCTGGCACAAGCGGACGAGAAAGTGGACCGCGAACATCACGATCAACACGAAACAAATATGGCTTGGCGACTACCGTGCCGCCGAGGATGCCGCACGCGCCTACGACGCCGCCGCGGTGAAGTACCGAGGTGAATTTGCAGTTCTCAACTTTCCTCGGGCCCCACATGAGAGGGCCGCATGATGTCTGTGCGCCCGGCGCGAGAGGTAGCCGAGGCGTGGGCCCTCGACGAGTTGATCATGGTTCAAGACATCGACCGTGTAGCCGCCGCCATCGAAGCCGATCGAGCCTCTCTCACCACTGAGAGGGACCGGCTACTCGGGCTGTGGCAATCCGTCTCCGATCAACTGGCGCAGCTTAGACACCACGAAGAATCGAAGGGCGGGCAAACGGTCGGTCCGCCGCACTGGTACGTGCTGCTCAAGGTCCCGAGCGTGCGCAAGGAATTGGAGTGGTACGCGCGCGAAGCCCTCGCCAGCCCACCCCCTAGGGCAGAGCCCGGGGAGCCGCCGATGCGGGACTCGTGTGGGTATCCACGAAAGGACCCGCCGTGAGCATCGCCGCTGCGGTTTACTTCGCGGGCTACATCATCGCGGTCGTGATGATGAGCGAGGACGACGGCCCAGTTGCGTTTGTCCTTGCGTTTGCGTGGCCAGCAATCGGCCCGCTGGTTCTTTTCCTTCGCTTCGTGGACTGGCGACGTAACCGGCGGGCGCCCGATGAGGGAGGGAGGCGGTGACGCGGTGTGCACTAATCGACGTGGGCGTGTTGAATCATGGTAGACAGGAATCAAGACGGTGGGTAGATTAGAACCATGAACAACACGACGCGCTTCTGGGCCACCATCGAGTTCATCCCCGGCACCCGTGCCGCCATCGTCGAACTCACCAACATCACCACTGGCGAATGGGCCGGCGGTGGCCGCGTCGAGATCAAGTCCTCTCTCCGTTCGGACCTCTACGAGGCGGGCTACGTCCACGCCTCATTCAACGCCGCCGCCAAGGGCGGCACCCTGGACCGTTACACGGTGGTCTCGTGACCCACGGCGAGGCGTGCAGGCTTCGCGCGTGCGTCGACTGCGGCGCGCCCGATGCGTGGCTGTGCAAGACGACGAAGGGTGAGAACCCCGGACGCCTGCTCCGATTGTGCGGCGCGTGTCTGCGCGGTGGTGACGACTGGCATCGGTTCGGCCTCGTAGAACGAAGCCCGCTTGTACTGGAGGAACGATGAACCTATGTGAGTGTCAACGGACGCTGATCCACGCGCTCCCATGGCTCGGGCCGATATCTCTTGTTGTGCTCGCCATCTACGTCAACGTGCGGCGGTCGCGATGAAACGCAATCCCACCCACGGCGGTGCCCGCCTCAACGCTGGCCGTCCGAAGTCTACCGGCATGACTTCGACGCCTCCGGTTCACTACCGCGTGAGCGAGAAACAGCGGGCCGAGCTGGACAAGGCCGGGGAGCGCCGGGGGATCAGCGGCAACGCCGAAGCCAAGCGCCGAGCGTTCCCGGGTAAACCGATACGGAAGGAGTGAGAGCGATGGACGATACACCGATGACACCGGCCGACGTGATCAAGCAATTGGCTGCGTTGGAAGCTGTGCCACGTGACGACCTGGCTTCGCGCGAACGTCACTGGGAACAGGAAACCGCCGAAACGGCGGCCCGTCACAAGGCGGAGATCATTCGGGTTCAGAGCAACTCCGACATGACCCGCGCCCTTCACGAGCGCGGTGTCGCTGCCTCTGAACGATTGGCGGCTGCGATGGAGCGCATCGCCGTCGCGCTCGGGCGGGGCGCGGCGCTACCGAGTGAATGAAAGGAACCCCCATGCGCGAACAAGTGCACATCGTCGTCGGCGACGGGATGAATATGCAGGTGTACGACACGCGTGCGGGCGCCGAGAAAGACCTGAAGAAGCGCAAGCGACTGTGGCCGGACAAGAAATGGACGATCGAATCGTGGCAGGTGTCGCAATGACCGCCCCACCCCCCGATACAGCGGTACGGCTGACGGTTCGGGCAGCGGCGCGCGCTCACAAGCCACTCGACGGCGCCGACGCACAAGCGCTGGAAGGGGCGCTGCAGCAGGTCGAGCGCGAGCTAGGGGAGGCCGCCGAGCTGCTGCGCTTGTTCATGCGAGCCGACGACGGTGCGCCGCTTACCGACGAGACGCGCGCCTGGCTCACCCGCTACGACGAGCGCACACGGAAGGGGACTGCGAAGTGACGAGGCGGAGGCGATGGAGGCGCGAGGGTCCGCACTGGTTGATCGGCGGATCAAAGGCGCGCGGCGGCGGCGTGTTCTACGCCGGATTGGGCGAATGGATGATCAGCGCGTGGTGGAGCGTTCGCGACGATGACCTGTGGGTGTCGACGAAGATATTCAGAGAGCTGAGCGCAGCGATGGAAGCTGTAGAGCGCTGGCTATCCCGCCGCACACGGAAGGGGGCACGATGAGCGACGCACGCCACGAATCCGACTTCGTCTGCAACTCTCTGATTGGCGGGACCGACGGTGTGTGTGATTGCATGCAAGCCCGGGTCCGCGAGCTGGAAAGCGAGCGGGACGCGGCGCGGGAAAGCCGCGAATGGTACGCCAAGTGCTTGGCCGTCGCACTGAACGAGAACGCCGTAGCTCGTAAGGCGCTGGAGGCGCTGGAAAACTACCACTGGCATGACATGCCAGCGCTGGAAGCCTTCGAACAGGTACGCGGTATCGCATCGCGCGCCCTCGCCGCTCTCGGAACCAGCGTATCCCCGAGCGTCAACCCTACGGGTGCCAGCTTCGAACAGCTCGTTGACCGCGCTGGCCCTCTCCCAACCACTGGCATGGCCGGGTCGGGACCTACGGGGACGGCTGGGACGTGCGCGACGTGGTGCGGTCAAAGCTGGGGACAGCGCCCGCTCGACGGGACGCCGTATTTCGGCAACGTCGCGGCCGTCTTTTGCACCGAAGCCTGCCGCGAAGCTGGCCGCCCCCTCAACCCGCCTACCCCATCGGAGGGGCCGCGATGAACGGCGAGGCGAGGTGTCCGAAGTGCGGCGAGCACTGCTACGCCAAGTTGCTGAACAACGCTGGCGACAAGAGCAAGGTCTACGACGAAGCGAACTTCTGCCCAGACTGCGAAGCGCACCTCTCTGCGAGTGGGATTTGCCTGAACGCCTGCCACTTGTCCGTCGGTTCGCATCGACGATTCCAGGCCATCTTGACCAAGGCCCGCACCCCATCGGAGGGGCGATGAGCACCGCCCTGTCAACGTCCGAGGCACGCGCGTTGCTGTTCATCGTGAAGCACGTGCACACGACGTGCGCGAACCTGGGCTACGAGTTGTGGGGGAAGCCGGGGCGCGGCAACTGCTCGTGTCCGTGGGCGCGGCCCGCTGGCGTCGTGATCAAGAAGCTGCGAGCACGCGGATTCGTGGACCAGCATCGCGTCGAAGGTGATCCGAGGACGTTCTACAGGGCAACGTGGCGCGGAGAAAAACATGTCCGCGACTTCGACGTAACCCGCACCCCATGACGACCAACCGCGAAATGCTCCGCGAAGCTGCCGACGAGCTAAACGACCTCGGGTGTGGTGACCCCGCGTGCACGTCGTGCTCCAGCTCTGTGTTCGCTACCCGTATCCGCGCCTTTCTCTCCCGGTGGGATGCTGAACTCACCCGCGCCAGCGACGACCGTTACGCCAGCTCCCCGGCGTGCGCGGCGATGCTCGCCCGCCTTGACGACGCCACCCCCACCCCGGATGAGCCGTGACGCGACTTAATCGCGCGCGCGACCTGGTGAACAGCTGGGAGCGACGCCACCGCCTGCGTCCGTATTGCCGGCGCTGTCCTTGGCGCTTCCCGGACTGGGACTACACGCACGAGGACGCCGCGTCTCTAGCCCTCGACGGCTACCCCGCCACCACGCCCCGCCGCAAGCTCCCCGAAGTGCCACGCCGCTACACGGTGGAGGTGTCAGTGCTGGCGCCTCACCTGTGGCGCACCCCAGGAGGGAAGCCGTGATCCGCTGGCACCTGCTCGCGCTCGCCGACTTCATCGAGTGGTGGTGGGGCGGCATGTACAACGCGTCCGTATCCCACTTCGCCTACCCGCGCCCGTGGGTCCACCGCCTACGCACGCGCTTCGGGTGCTCGGGACCGCGACGACTGCGCCTCGAGGAAATCGAACGCCGGCGCCGACCGGCGATCCGCGCGAGGTATAGCCAGCCATGACCCCGATCAACGCCGTCGGGATGACCAAGCTGGTGTCGCGCCAAGACGGCGTCCTCGACAGGTGCCAGGTGTGCGGGCGAGACACGCATTACGGAGCGCGCGTCGAGACGATCCGGGACTCGATCCCGCCACGGCGGATCACGTTGTTCGCCTGCTACGACTGCGTCGAGGTGTGCCACCTACTGGCGCTTGGTCGCGTTCCGTGCGGGGTGTGCAAGGGAACGGGGCAGGAGGGCGCGCTGACGAATCCGATCGCCACGTACTGGGACGCCGCACGCAACGGGCCGAAAGGAACGCCGTGACCGCCGTGCAGGGGAAGAAGAAGATGCTCTTCGGGCAGCGGTTCACGATCACCTTCCTTGGTCGCCAGCCCGAGTGCATTGACCACACACCAGGCGAGCCCCATGAGCCGTGCTGGGTTGTGACGCACCTCGATCAGCTTTCAGAATCCGACGACGACGCAGGACCGGGAGGCGTAACCCAGCCTTAGAGCTGTGTGCAAGCGCCCCGGCCCGACTGGCCAGCCGGTTCGGGGGACATGCTGCTGATGTAATCTCCTCCGGTTTCTGGTCGGAAGTAATCGAATAGCTACCCAAGCTCGGACGAAAACGAGAGGGCTGGCCGTGTGCCCCGCGTGACAGTTCTTGACGTCCCGATCGGCCCGAAGTAAGGTTCGATAGGTACATGGCCCGCCGTAGCAGTAAGCCGCGGTTCGCGAACCTGGAGGCGCTCATCTCGGCGCTTTCCGAGGGCGCCATGACGCGGCAGGAAGTCGACGACGCGCTGGCGGCGGTTCGGATGGGCATCGGCCTGTCGAAGCGTGACCGCGCGCTGGGTGAGGCGCTCGAGCGCACCGGCGAGGTGAAGGACGACCCGGTGTGGTGGCTCGGGTACCAGCGGGGCCTGGTCGAAGGGTACGAGGGCGCGCGCGCCGAGATCGACGAAGGTCGCGAGCTCCGACCGATCGCCGACATCGCTGCGGAAGCGCAGGCCGAGGCGCAGACGGTTGCGGCGGGAGGGCGGGTGTCGTGAGCAGTGGATGGTGCTGTGCCGCCTGCGGATGGGAATGGACGGAACACCCAGGTGACGACCCGGGACCGTGTGGCGCTCACGTCGGAGGGCGAGAGAACCAGACGCCGAAAGCATTCATCGAGTACAAGCGCCACGAGACTGCAGGATGCTTCGCGAACGGTCGCAACCACATGGACAACGAGTGCTTGGTGAAGGCGTGAGCACAGCAGCGTGGATGGACGACTACGTCCAGCAGATCAAGACCGCCAAGCACAACATCGGCAAGGCGTTCGAAAAGAAGCTTGAGCGCGAAGGACTCGGCGACCTGGACTACGACGACGGCGCCGGCGGCATCATGGTCGGCAACCGCGGCAGCGGGAAGGTGCTGGACGCGTCGCGGGCGTTCGGTCGCGAGACGTCGATGGCGACGCTGGAACGACGGCAGGCGATGCTGGCCGACCGGCGCACGATGTCGCTGGACGAGGAGCGCGTGTACAAGCTGTACGCGGTCGGCATGTCGACGCGGCGGATTGCTGCGCGGCTCAGCATCGGTCGCATGAAGGTGTTCCGCATCGTGAAGGGGTTCGAGGTGGCCGAGCGTCCCGGCACGACGATCGCCGAGTTGGTGCGAGCGTGCGACCCGACGACGTTCGTGCTGTTCTTTGCGCTGCTGGAGCGGGCGTTGACGGCGCCCGACGACGTGAAGGCGCTGATCGAACGCGCCCGGTCGGTGCCCGAGGTGCGGCAGCTACTGGAGCCTGACGAGGTGTGCGATGGCTGACACAGAACCGCAGAACCGGGACGCTGCGGCCCGTCGGCCGGACGGGACGTTCGGCCCTGGTAACCGAGCGAATCCAGGCGGAAAGCCTCGTGCTATCAGGGACATAGAGCGGATGCTTGATGCCGAGCACCGCAACCCGGAGAACATGCGGGCGGTGTTCACCAGGCTGAAAGAGCTGGCGACCGAGGACATGGTCAGCACGTGGACGGACAAGGACGGCAACGACCACGAGTCTCGACGGCCGCCCGACCCGGCGTTCATGAAGCTGTACCTCGAGCGCGTGATGGGCCCCGTGAAGGACCTGGAAGCCGACCTCGGTGACGCGCCCGAAGAGGTGCTGCGCTGGCTCACGGATCACGTGAACTGATGAGCGCCGTATCGCTGTTCAGCAGGGCATTCATCGATGGCCTGAAGTACGCGTGCGCCGATCACGTCGATCGCTTGTTCGCAGACGCTGGCATCACCAACAACATGTCCGACGAGGAGCGGTCCAGGCGAATCTCGGCCGAGTACAAGCGGCGTGAGGACCTGGCCGCAAAGCAAATGGCCGAGGCGGAAGTTTGGCGCGCCATTGAGCGCGGGATGCGCCGGGAAGACTGATGCCGCTCGCGAAGGTCTCGAGCCGCGCCACGATCGGCGGCAACATCTCGAAGCTGTCGAGCGAGGGCTACAAGCGGTCCCAGGCGATCGCCATCGCGCTGGACGTCGCCGGCAAGGGCAAGAAGCGGCCCCGTGGCGCTGACCGCCGCTAAGCTTCGGCGCGCAGCGCAACTGGAGCTCGCCCGCCGCGCCCGCGCGAACCGACTCGCGCCGCCGGCGGTGAAGGTGCGCGACGTCTGCCACCCGAAGCAGGCGTCGCTGGTCGAATCGCTGGTGCTCGGCCCGGCCCGCAACGTGTGCGCCCTGGCCGGCCGGCAGTCGGGCAAGAGCTACGGCGCCGCGCTGGCGGTGCTGCTCATCGCCGCTGCCGTCCCGAGCGTGAACCTGATCTACGTCGCGAGCACGCACGCCACGTGCAAGAAGATGGCGTTCCTGCCGGCGGTGACGATGAACCGCGAGCACGGCATCGGCGGCACGCCTCGGTACGGGCAGGAGCTGGCGATCACGTTCGCGAACGGCTCGGCGGTGTACTTCCTCGGCGCCGACAGCGAGAAGACGATCGAGCGGCTGCGCGGCGTGCCCAACCTGGTGATGTGCGTGATCGACGAGGCGTCGGTGTACGCCCCCGACGCGCTGGCCGAGATGATCAAGACGGTGCGCCCCGGCCTGCGCCCTCGCCGCGGCAAGCTGGTCGTCATGGGTACCGGCTCGAAGCAGGGCCGGCAGGGGACGTGGGTGGACATCACCGAGTCGGCCGAGTACGAGCAGCACCGGTTCGACTACCGCGACAACGACAAGGTGCCGTCGCATGCCGACGTGGAGGCGACCATCGACGAGGACCTGCGCGCCCAGTTCCCCGGCATGACGCCCGCCGAGGCGCGACAGACCGCGTGGTTCCTGCGCGAGTACCTGGCCCAGCACGCCGTGGAGCTGGCCGAGATGGTCTACCAGATCACCGAGGCGAACCTGGTCGACGAGATACCAGAGGAGCACGAGCAGTACGCGACCGGCGGCGACATCGGCGTCTCGGCGCACGACGCGCTGGTGTCGGCCGGCTGGAGCGGCGAGGGGCGCGAGGTGTACGTCGTCGACCAGGAGGAGGAGAGCGGCCAGGACAGCACCGCCTGCGCCGCCATGGTCAACGAGCACAACGAGCTGCGGCACCCGCTGTTCGTCGCGCTGGACGCGGGCGGGCTCGGCAGCAAGACGATCCGGACGGTCGAGGCGCTTTACCCCGACGTTCCGGTCATGGAGGCCGAGAAACCGGCCATCGGCGTGCAGGTGCGCGCGTTCAACACGCTCGCCTCCGGCGGCAGGCTCAAGATTCGGCGCGGCTCGAAGCTGGCGCTGGAACTGGTCGGGCCTACCTGGGTGGACGGCATCGTGGGCGGGAAGATCGACGAGCACGGCCGGCACTCCGACCTCGTCCCGTCGGTGCGCTACCTGGCCGTGAAGCTGGTCAAGCTGCTGCCGGGGCTGGCCGACGAGCCGCCGCCACCCGACGAACGGGCCCGACGGGTAGCCGCAGCGCTCCGAAAGGCGCGTAAGCCCACGTTCGACGACGAAAACGAGGCGCCAGAGCGGTTTGAGCAGGAGTTGGAACCCGGTTCGCCCTGGGATTGAGGTGTGACGCCCGTGCTTGGGCGATGGTCGGCAAGCAACTGTCCGCGCTGCTGCAAATTCTGCGGTCGGCAGGCGTCACCAGGTACCAGACGAACGCACTGACGCTGGAGATGGGCCCCGCGCCCGCCCCGAAGCGCGCCCCGACGGCGCTCAACCTGTCGCCCGAGGCGCTGGCAGCCGAGCGGCAGGAGCCGGACGACGACGAGGACGAGCCGCGCGACTGGCGGTTCGCGCTGGAGCGGATGAACCGGCACTTCCCGCGGCCCCGCGCTGACCCGCGGAAGAACAAGAGCGGGGCGATCGAGTCGTGAGCGGCGACTGGGCATCCGACGACTTCGCCGGCACGATGGACGAGCGGGCAAAGGCGATGCTCGACGAGGCGGTGGCCGTAGACGAGCAGGAGCAGACCAGCTTCGCGATCGACCACGACCTCGACATGATGCGCATGTACGAGCAGCGGCCGATCACCGACCTGCAGCCGTTCAACGGCACCTACCTGTCCTCGACGGGCCCGACGCTCGGCACCGCCGGCCCGACGCAGATTTCGCCGAAGAACGTGCTGCGCGCGGTGGTCAACACGGCGCACGCGATGCTGGCGCGGTCGAAGGTGCGCGGCCGGTTCCTGACGACGAACGGCACGCAGGACCAGAAGCGGCGCGCGAAGTCGGCGACGCAGTGGCTGGACGGCTGGTCGTCCGAGGCGCAGCTGCACGACATCGCCGGCCAGTGCCTGCTCGATGCGCAGGTATGCCGATTCGGGTGCATGGCGCTGTACGAGCAGGACCGAAAACTCCTGCCCGAGCGGGTGCTGCCGGGTGAGATTCGCTTCGACCACATGAGTGCGCGCGCGGGACGCCCACGCAAGATCTTCCGACAGCGGCCCATGTCGAAGGGCGTGCTGATCTCCCGCTTCGGCAAGGGCAAGCCTGCCATCCGAGACGCCATCCTTCGGGCCGAGGTGATCCCGACGGAGACGGGCGGGCAGACCGACCTGGTGCTGGTGCGCGAGGGGTACGCCGCGCGCACGTCGAAGAACAGCAACGACGGGTGGCACGGCATCGTGATCGAATCGCAGGGCGGCGAGCGGCTGGTCATGGAGCCGTACGAAAAGACCTGGACGCCCTACACGTTCTTCATGTGGGAGCCGTTCATCGTCGGTTTCGGCGGCACGTCGCTGGCGGCGTTTCTCGAGGAGATGCAGTCCGAGCTGAACCACATGCAATGGGTCAAGCGCAAGTCGCGCAAGCTGATGGCGCGGCCGAAGCTGGGACTCCCCCGCTCGTCGAACATCAAGGCCGAGGACCTCACGAACGACATCGGCGCGCTGGTGCCGTTCACCGACAAGCCGCCCGTGCCGCTGGTCTGGCCGTACCTGCCGGCGCAATTCTTCCAGGATGAGCGCGACCTGATCGACGCGATGTACGAGCTGGCCGGCATCAGCCGCAGCGCCAGCGAGGGAAACAAGGCGGCCGGAACCGAGTCGGGCGTTGCCCAGCGCGAGGCGATGGAGTCGCAGAACCTTCGCCTTCAGGTGTACGCGCAGCGGGCCTGGGAAAAGCCGCTCGTGGAGATCTTCAACCGCGTAGTCGAGATGGCCGCTGACATCGTCGCCGACGGCGGCACGTACGAGGTGGAGGCCGAGGGACCGAAGGGCCTCGACGTCGTGGACTTCAAGGGCACCATCGCCGACCTGAAAAAGAAGAAGGTCACGATCTACCCGACCGGGTTCCTGCCGCTCACGCCCGCCGCGCGCCTCGATTTCATCCTGAAGATGCTCGAGTCCCAGCTCTGGGACGTGGACCGCGCCCGCGCCGCGATGTCCGATCTCGACGTCGAGAGCGAGCAGACGCTGGAGAACAGCATCCAGGTCATGTTCAGCCAGGACTTCGAAGCGATGCTCTACGACGGCAAGGCGATGCACCCCGACGAGCTGGCGGTGGGCAACTACCAGATCGCGATCAAGACCGCGGCGGTGTACCTCGCGATGGCCAAGATCGAGAAGGTCTCGCCCGCTAACATCTCGAAGGCGCGCCGCTACGTCGACGAGCTGCGCGAGTTGAAGCTGCGCGCCGAGGGCAAGGGCCAGCAGCAGCAGGCCGCGCCGCCGCCGGTCGCGCCGATCGCTCCCGCCCCGGGCCAGCCGCAACCCGTTCCCGCACCCGGCACCGAGGCGATCGCCGCGATCAACGCCGGCGCCGCCCCGCCGCCCATGCCGTCCTAGCAACTACGCGGAACCGCTACGTTGACGCACCTCGCCGCCTGACACGGTGTCGCGGTTGTTAGCAGACGCGTCAGGGTTTGGGATAGCCGCGTTCGTCGCGATCGCCCGACAGGAACGACCATTCTCCGGGTTCGACGACAGGCGGAAGCCACCGCATGCGGCCATCGGCGATCGCCTGCCTGACTTGGGCGGCGCAGATATCGATCCAGCAGCAGCGCAGGAACGCGAAGAAATCGAACGCCATGCCGTCGCCGTACACGCCGCGAGCCTACCACGACCGCGTGACAGCCGTGCGGCTACGTGGACACCCCCACCCCGACGCCGGCAGCCGACGCAGCTTCCCCCGACCTGTCGCTGGACCAGATCATCGCGTCCGAGCTCCAAGCTGCCGACGCTGCCGGCGCACCCGTCGTCAAGGAAGACACGAAGGCGTCGACCGAGGCGATCCCGCCCGATCCGGCGCCCGCCGGTGAGCCGCCCGCCGAGGAGAAGCCGCCGGTCGAGGCTCCGGCGCCGGATGCCGACGAGCCCGCGCCCGCCGCCGATGAGGTGACCGCGCGCCGCGTGCGCACGATGCTGGCGAAGCTCGAGGAGCGCGAGAAGGCGCTGGCCGAGCGCGAGTCGCAGGGCAGCGAGTCGCTGCTGTCCGAGCTGCTGAAGTCCCCGAAGGCGCTGCTCGCCAAGTACGGCAAGAGCATCGACGACGTGATCGACGCGTCGCTGGCCGAGGGCAAGGACCCGCCGGCCGCGACCGCCGACGA